ATCCCATAATCTTTTACGATATAATGGTTGAAATTTATAGCCTGGAGCAAAGAATGAGAAATGTTCTGAGAGTTCCTGATTTATTCCAGGCTCACAGTCTACATATAACATACTATTGTTTTTTAGCGTAATTTCTAAATTATCCGCCACTCTCGAATTTTCTCCACTCGATAATATTCTTAATGTTTTGATGACGCCATGTCAAACTAGAAATGATGTCCATTAATGTATCTATTACCGTTCTATAGTAAGTAAGTCTCTCTTCTGATTTTCTTATTTCAGGATCTGTATCATAATAATGATCCATTTCACCTTTTAATATTTTTAATCCATTAAATGGGTCTGGATTCCATCCTTTTTCTTTTATTTCCTCTTCAGAAAGTTTACCATTATACCAAAGCCACTTATCTTTAAGCAAAGCTTTTTGTTCGCCTTCAACTTGTTTTAAACTAAGTTTGGCGTCTGTAAGAAGTTTAAGGTATTTAGCGTGTAAGATTGGTGTGTTTAAAGAAGTTTCATCTAATCGCATCTTATCGATTTTACAATCAACTTCCCACATTTCATGTAGTTCTTTTAAATTCATAATATAAAAAATAAAGTTATAACGGTACCATTATACCACAATGGCTGGAAAAATACACCTATATTATATCCCAATAGTCAAATCTAAAATCAACGGTAAATGTAATTGCTGGAGTATCACCTGCAGTGGTCTCTAAAGATACTGTGCTTAGGTTAGTTGGAAATGCTCCATAATATTTAATCTGTTTGTTTTGATTGTTGTGGCTGCTGAGAACAATGACAGTCAAATCACCCATAATAGGTATATTTGTACTGTCATTGAGTGTTCTCTTATCTTTTATTGGCTTTTCAACCATACGCTCGAGCCAATTATACAACTCTGAGTATGATGCCATATTTTCATCCATCAACACAGTAAAGTTTACAGGTGGAAATGTTAATTTATCGCCTGGAAAAAATACATCGGCTCTTCTAAAAGGAACCTGTGCTGGATTAATGTCAACTCCTGGATGTGCAACTGATTGAGCAAAAAATTCAAAGTTTGGATAATTTTCTCTATCAATAATTACTCTAAATCCTGTAGGTTGTAATAAGCTAACTGTACTTATTTTATCTACGCTTGGAGATACAGAAGTTGTTTTGTTTGTTTGAAATGCCATATAGACTATTTATATGTTTTTACTTCTCGTTTACAAACTCATTTAATTGTTTTGCAACAGCAATAACATCTTCTGCATTAATAGTTCTTAACGGAAGCTCTTTTGTGTTTCCTTCATTGTGAGAGTTCCATTCAAAAACTGCTTGATATTCTCTATCAATGTTAGCAGTTAATAAGTCTTGGGCTTGTGATAATAGATCGGCTCGGATTTCGAACCCTGATTTTGATTGTGACATTTTTGTCTCCTGTGTTTGTGTGTGTTTAAATTTTAAAGAGGGGACCGAAGTCCCCTCTCTATACCTCCGTACAAAAACTTCGGTAGAATTATCTATACCTAAATTAGGTTAAGATATTGTCTACTCTGAAGATTCTGTAGTATTGGTTAGTTCTAACAGCAGCTAGACCGTCAGTAGGTGTTGAACCTACGAATGGGTTTGATACCATTCCGTAACGAGTTTTGAACCCGATACGTGGTTGGAAGGTATCCTCAGCAACTGCTCTGACCATTTGTAATGGAACATATGGGCAGTAGAACACGCCAGCATCATAAGGATTAGATCCTTTGAAACCAACGTTAGCGTAATCGCCAGTAGCATATGGGTCAATATAGACCTTCATGCGGCCGTTTAATGTACCAGCAAAAGTATTGCCAGTATCATCAACGTTAAGAGCTGTGCTCATAGCTGGTGTGTAGTCAAGCATACCAGAAGCAGCTAAAGCAGTAGCAACGTCTGATGAACAGATAACTACGTTACCTTTTCCTCTACGTGTATTTTTAGCAATTTGGTTAGCTTCACGATCCAACTGAACTACAAGACCCTTGAATTTTTCAGCTGACCATCTACCATCAGCGTCTGATGCCATATTGAATATACCATCAATTGCGACGTTAGCAGTAGTAGCACCTAGTTGAGCTTGAGAGTTAAGAGTTCTGATAACTTCTCTATTGATTTCAGCAAGGATTTCAGTAGAAAGAATGTTAGCAAGCTCTGTCTCAGCGTCTAGGCCGTGGATAGCTTTAAGGTCTTGAGCAAGTTCTAAGCTGTAGTCAGCTCTTAGTGCTCTTGATTTTGCAGTAACGGTTTGCTTCTCAATGGTGAAACCCATTTGCTGAATAGCAGTAGCACCTGAAGAGCCTAATTGCTCAGCCTCTACAGTAGTCATACCGCCAGCAGCGTGTGCTGCAGAGATGTCAGAGTCAGCAATAGTGCCGTCTCCGTCACCATCTGAGATACCTTCTAGACCTGAAACATTATCAGAGTCATGAGTACCAGCAGAGTCACCAGAGAATCGTGTGTCAGCTTCGTTGAAGAGAGCTTCTCTTGAAGCAGTTGAACCGCTCTGATAGCGTGATTTCATCGCAAAGATTAAGCCTGTAGGACCAGTCATTGGTTGTACCCCACAAACATCATAAGCGATAAGGTTAGGCATTGCACGTCTAACAAGTGAGATCAATACTGGATCCCATGTTCCGATGCTGCTAGTAGCGTTAGCTGGTGCAGCCTCAGTAATGAAACCTTGTTCTTGAGCTCTTTGCTCACGCAATGCTTTTTCTTGGTTCTCTAGAACCACGGCTGTAACAGCCTTACGATGATGATCTGTAATAGAACCAGCTGACTCTTCACTGAGTACTGGATTCCACTTTTCGATCAATTGATCATATGATTGCATTGTTTTCTCCTAATGGAAGGTTAAAAATTATTACTTCTTAACTTTACGAATTGCATGGATGTAAGAAGACATGAGGTCAGAGACTTCTTCGGTGATACCTTCACCGCTGTCTTCAACTTCTTCTTCTAGATCTTGCGCTTCGACAGTTTTGTTTTTGAAGTAAGATTCTTTAATTGTTTTTACTTTATTTGCAAAAGTAGCTTCGTCTTCGAAATCAACATCTTCGACTAAGCCTTTTAACTTCTCGACTTCTGTATCAGCTAAATCTTTAGCAGCTTCACGAATGACAGCTTCTCTCTGATAACCTTCGAGAAGTTTTGAAGTTTCGATTGCGGACTCGGTTGCTTCGTTTAGTTTGCCTTCTAGCTCTTCAACGGTTTCAGCAAGCTCGTCGACTAGGTCAACTTTAGATTCTGGAACTTCAATGTAAGATTCAGTGAATAAATCTTTCAATTTACCCATGAATGCTTCAGCAATTTCAGTACGTAAACCGTTCTGAATAGCTAATTGATTTTCCTTCATCCAGTTTTCAACTACGTAATTTAAGTAGCTATCAACTTTTTCAACTAGTTCGTTTTTAGTAGCTTGTACTTCTTCGTCTAGTTTAGTTTGATATTGCTCTTCTAAACGATCAATTTCTTGAGTTAGTTTAGATTTAACAGCAGCCTCAAAAATCACCGCAGCTTTTCCTTTAAACTCATCGCTTAAAGTAGCTTCGGACTCAACTAGTGCGTTAAGATCTTCAGAAAAGTCTAATTCGACATCTTCCATCTTATAGCCATAACCAGCTTTTAATTTTTGCATAGGCTCGGAATTTGATTTGTCCCCCTTTCTTGCAGGTGCTTTCTTAGTCGCATCAGCGGCTTTGTCAGCAGCAGCAACAGAGGCTTTCTCAGCGTCCTTCCCTACTTCTGGTTTGTCTTTTTCTACACCAGAGCCCTTAGGTTCTTGAGCTTCACTCACGATTTCTTCGTTATCAACTGAATCGTGGAGTTCTGTCTCTTGGTTTTCTATATCGGACATTTTAATCTCCTAATTTACGATTTGAGTAACGAGAGGAAATTCTTAAACTCACGAACTTGTGCCTCATAGAGGCCAGGACGCTTTGCTTTCTTAATTTCAGTCTCCATCTTCTCAATATGTCTTGCTTCGATAATGCCGTTATTCCAGACCCAGTCAACACCTTCCATGATACCATTAACAAATGCATTAGGTGCGCTTGGATCTTGCACAATATCTACTGTGTTTAGAATATAGTCATCTTTTACGACCATCACGCCATTTCTACTTTCAAGACTTCCCATACCACGAGTTGAAACACCTAGTCTAACGCCACCATCTAGTAGACCTTTTACGATCTTACCATTAGGAGTGTCGAGAATAGATGCTCTTCCTACCACATCATTTCCCTCAAATTTGAGATCGGTGATGCGGTGAGAAACTTTATCTAAGTTAACTGTAGGACCTTCAGGGTGATTTAATTCACCAACAGCTCTACCAGTTTTAACTTGCTCATCGACATATTTGCCGACGGCTTTTTCCATGATCACTTTTGGATATATGCGACCATTTCTATTTTTTTGATCGGCCTGAGCAAATACGCCTTCAATAGCATATTTCTTTTCGCCTTTTTCGTTTGCTTCAACAATAACTTCAAGATTGTTTTCTACGTATTCTGCTATTAACTTCATATCTTACCCGTCCGGATTAGTTATTTTACAAAACTTTACAGCGGCATTTGATGCATATACTACATCACCCGGAAGTTTTCTTATTAAGTGAATTTCATTAGGTGGTAATGTCATTGATACTGATTGCCCTAATGCTGTTGCTGAATCTGCAACACCTACAGTGTATGCTGTTGTTGTACTAGAATTTACTGCTCTTACGTTAGTAGCAAGTGATACATTTACTCCAGTACCAGCAGAGTCACCGCTTGTAATTTCGCTTGTTAGTGGTTTGTATATGTTTGCCATTTACATCTCCGCTTGTTTTATAAAAGCTCTAGCCATTTTTTCTGCCTGAGCTTGTGTTAAATACTTATCTAACATATCTCCGTCGATATGTGCATGAAATTTGCCATCGCTAGCTTTTTGTATTTCAACAGTATGAGTACCAACCTTTATCTTTTTCACGAGTTTACCGTGAACAGCTGATTTATTTCTGGTTACTCCCCTTCTAACTTCGGCAAATGTCTTCATATTAGATATATTTATAATATTTTTGTTTTCAACTCGTTAATTATTTCTTTTATATTTCCATAGTGATGAAAATTAGACATTTTTAACGATTTAAAATCATAAAAACTTTGTGTTTCTTTCCTACCTAAGATAATACAGTTATTACCATATTTCTCAAACTTAGATAATATTTTGTAGACTT